TCACAATTGTGTATCGTTTCACATAAATTACACCCTCTTTGCATACAAGTGTAATCACAGAAGGTATCTCCTTCTTCACAGTTAGCCACATATTTTGTTTGCCCTTTCATGCAAATGGCTTTGACACCTTCACCTTCTCTTAATTCTGTTCTACAATTATTACATCTACTCATGCCGTCACCTCCACGCCTCGCCACCAGTCAGGCGGACTGGTGTGTCTGTAATGCACACCTCCGGGGCTGTCTACCTTCGACTGGTAATATGCACGGTATGCGACCACTGGGTCGTCGTCTTTGTATTCGTCAGGCATGGCCTGTACGAATGGTGTAGGGTCGCCAGTAGGTATGAGAGCGATAAGCATCCCACGCATACGACCTATTGCGTCATGACAAGCATGTACTTTACCGAACCGCTTGCTGTACTCACGGCATAACTCGTCACCATGTTGAGCAAGCCAAGAGTAATTGCTACGAGTGTCACCCGCCCATACTGTGCAGGGATGGTGATGATAGCCACCCTTGTAGGGTGTGCCACTCTTGGTCAGTGGCATCTGCTCATCAGTCGCACCGTGCCGGCGGAGTGCTGATGCCATCATTTGTGCTGTTTCCACACACATCTTAGGCAACCGCACACAGTCAATCGCTTGTGCTGCTTTTCTTGCGCTTCTGTCTAATACAAATATGTTCATTCGTCCACTTCCATGTATTCAGCGATGTAGTCATCAATGTAGGACTGAGGAGCCTTCGGCTTACCGCTACAGTGAGTGCACCAAAGATTCTTCATCTGAACGTTCTCCCAAAAATCGGAGCCGATGTTACCCTTGCTGTCAAAGCAAACGAGGAGTCCTTCTTGTCCCTCCTTGTCCAACGTCCAGTAAGGGTCACCGCAACCGCAGTCAGGTTCTAAGAACGAAGACCAACTGTCAGGTTTGTACCACTCGCTGTCGTAAGTCTCAATCGCTTCCAGCCTCAATTCCTCGCGACGAATAGCCGTCGCTCGTTCTTCATCAGTCAATGCTGCAAATTGTTTCATGTCTTCTAATTTCATCATTCTTTGTCACCTTCGTATCGCCATACTGTGTCGTTACCTGCAATCGTACACACCATGAGGTCTTCGGGCCTCCACCCCTCCTCAAGCAGTTGCTCAAGATTGTACTCGGCTCCGCTTGACGAATGCATAACAAAGCCAAGTCGTGGCGGGTCAATCAGGTTACGCATCTCCCACACTAATGTTTCGGGGAGGCAATATTCCTCATCGTGGTCAATCAGATATTCTCTTTCTTCTGTTACTTCAATTGTAATTATCATTCTATTCACTTCCTGTCTTTTTGTAGTGTGTCTGCATACTGTGATGACCAACCACACGGGAACTTCGTACGGTATGAATCACCATGTATGGCTTTCCTCTCCTCGCTGTATTGTCGATACATCGCCCCTATTGTTTCCCCTAATCTCTTTGGGACAGTCGAACCGTTCGCCCATTCAATTACGAAATCAGAAACAGCCGCCCGACCTTCTGAGTCGAGGCCATTGAGTTGTAAAAGTGTGTCGTGTAGCATGGGCAGTCCGAAGAACGATGCGCGATGCCCATCTGATTTCACCACTCCACGTCGTGCTACTTGTCGGGCGTCGTCCGTCCATTTTTCTTCAATTGTCATTTTATTCACTTCCTGTTACAACCACCACAATCTTTCCTTTGTTGTGTTGGTCAACCGTCCACATGCTCAGTTCAGTGTCTGTCATGTGCGCTCGATTCTGTTCGTCGTTGCAGTTCATGCACCAGTCGACATCCTCTTTGGCAAGGTCCTCGTGTTGCCACATCGGTTTGCCGCAGTTCTCACAGGGCTGACTCTCGTCGCCCTCTTCGATAATCAGTGCGCGTAGTTTCAATCCCCACATCGGGACAACCTCGACTCTCATTCTTTCACCTCGTCAATCGAGTTCATGATAGCCTGAGCCAACGAGTACGCATCCTCTTTGCTCATCCGAACACCCTGCTTTGTCCAACCTGCTCCCGAAGGATGGTCGGCAATGCGACGTACACGGATGTCCATGCGATAGTCGTCAGGTTCGTTTTCATTGGTCACCGTGCTGAGTACAACCTCAGCCTGACCTTTCCATTTTCGTTCTGTACATGGCCTTCGCCATTGAATCGTTTGTGTCATTCTTTATCCTCCAGTGCATCCAACAAGGCATCTTCTCCATACATCTCAATCAACGCATCCAAGAGCAATATGTTTGCATAAACAGTATGTTTCATTCTTCATACCTCCCACATTCAACACAACATTGCTTTTGATATACGTCACAAAAGCGATATTCGTATTCACCACAAGTTATGCATTTCTCTTTCATTCTTCATACCTCCTCAGAAATACTCACTCTTGAGCGTCTCGATAGCACACGCTCGACAGTATCGATTGCTTGCATACATGCCTTCTAACTGAATGTAAAGTCGAGTTGCTTCTTTACCACAACCGTTACAACATTCGACAGTGAACAAGTCCTTGTCAATTGCTTGCTTGAATGTCAAAGCCTTGCGCTTGTTCCACGCTGCGATGCGTCGTTCCTCAGCCTTCGCCTTTCGTTCCTTTGATTCTCTTGCAAGTTTTTGCCTGAATGTTTCTTCTGTCATGTTCATCACCTCATACCTGCGTCACGATAGGCACTAATCCAGTCCTCAAGTTCCTTGAAAAATTCACTCTCATCGACTCTACCTTTGAATCCCTTTGCGGGAAATTCATCAGGGTCGCAGTAGTATTCACAAAACGCCAACACTGCGTGTCCAAAATCCATTATTCCTTTTCTTCCAACCATGTTCATTCCTCCTCTCGTAGTGCAAAGCAATGTGAGCAAGCCATCGTGCCGTCCACATCATACTCCTCGACGCTGTCGACAATCTTGCCACACACGTCACATTCGTACGCTGCGTTCGCTCGGTCCTCCCACATCTGTGCGTCCATTCTTTCATACCAGTCGTGCATGTCATTCCTCCTCGTTTGTATTGTACGGGTCAAGTCCCGCATCAACGAAAGCCTCGTAGTGATTGCCGAACATACTCTCAAGGTACTCAACATAGAGCAACAGGGTTTCGTATTGTTTTGTCATGAGGAATTCATTCATGTTCATTCCTCCTCGTCTGTTAGTGTGCATCGGTTCGGCAACACCACTCGTGGGGCTGCGTCGTCTATATTGTGGAACGCCTCGAAGCCACGCGTCGTCTTGCGTACCATGTAACCTACATGTGCACCCGGAACTCGGTGAGCATGTACAACCTGCCACCAGTGTTCGTTGACGTATTCCAAATCCAAGTATGAGTTCTGACCTACAGTCAGCCGAGTCATTCTAACTCGCCTCCGTTCTCGATGATGTCGAACTCGCCCGGTGCGTCAGGGTAGTGCTGGTCCAAGAACTCAAACACTCGCAAACACATTCCTTGGAAGTGTTTCTTCTGATTCTCCAGTCGTTCGACGGCTTTCTTGAGAAATTCTAAGGTGAGAAAGCACGAGTCACCAAACTCTTGTCGAGTATGCACTCCGTAGTTTGCTTGTAATTCTTCAATCAATTCTGTTGGTGTTTTCCAAATCATTCGTTCAACTCCTCGTATCGGTTCTCGCACCACTCGACGATAGCGTCAGTCATCGTGAACTCCATTTCGCACCACATTTCGTCGATGACACCGTGCACGAGGGAGTGCAAATCATCAGGCGACAAGTACAGCGCCAGTTTTTCTTTCAGTTTGTTGAAGCCATTGTCATGGTTTAGCCAGTCAGTCACCCAGTTGAGTGTGTGTTCTTGTATCTTTTCTAATCCTTCTTCGTTCATCGACTCACCTTCTCAAAGTTCATTTGTATTTCTTTGGCAGTTGTATCATAGCACCACAGTTCTGACATGCTCAGTTGCCCTCTCATTACCACGCCACAGTTGTTGCACATCCATTTGACATCAATGATGCCATCTCCGTAACCCCCATCGACGTGAGTGATTGTCATGTAGTCATGTGTGCATTTGATGCGCTCCTTCACCGAGCGAACACGGTCTTCCATTCGTGCAATCACACTGTTGTAATCCCGACTGTATTCTTCTTGGGTAAGCGTTCCCTCTGCAAGCATTTTGCTGGCAGCGTGGCACGCAGCCTCCAAGTGTCCAAGCATATCTGTTATCGTTTGTTCTGACATATTCATTCCTCCCAGTTGATGTAGTCATCCCAATCATCCCTGATGATTGACCACATGTTCAGTTGTACCTTTCCCTCTACGCCGTCGCTTCGACGTAGCGTGAAGTATACTTCTTGGCCTTGCCAATCAATGTCTTGTATTCTAAAATCCATCCTCATTCCTCCTCTTCGTTCCATTCGTAAATCGCAGGCCGACCACGCAAGTGAATCGGCAGTCGCTCACCACTGATACCACAGACGGAACCAAGGACAACCATGCGCCCCAGTTCTTCGTCTCGTGCATCGACAATCTCAGCCGCCTCAGGTGGATGCACCACCCGATAAGTCACAACCTCAGTGCGATAGTTCTCCAAGAAGTCTGTGCCAACAAGCAACTCAAAGTCACGTGGTGGCAACAGAATCTGATGGTCGCACACTGAGCAGGGAACCTCGACGCCCCAGTCCTCGTAGGACAGCGCCTTGCCTTCGTCGTCCGTACCCTCTTGCTCGCCCAAGAATCGCCACCGTGCTGCCTCAAAGTTGTAGGCTGCAATTGGTAGCGAGCACTCAGGGTTCGGGCATTGCATCGACTCCAGTTGCTGTTGCTTGAGTCCCAGTGAGAACTCAAATTGCTCGTCAGGGTCGCCAATCACACGGGCTTCTGATTCGTCAAGGACCCATCCCCTCTTCTCGACCTCACCCTTGATGACACCATGCACCTTCGCAGCATCCATAGAATTGAATGTTGCAAGCAGTTTCAGTTCGTCACCTTCACCTTTCATGTAGACAAGACCTTGTCCGGTCAAATCCCACACTTGGTATGGCTGTAAGTTATTCAAAATCTCGTTCAGTTCGTTCTCCATTTTCTTCCCTCTTTTCCTTCAAGAATTCCTCAGTCGTCCAAATGACTCTGTCGCAGCAGCGCAATACGAGCAACCTGTACTGGTTCGTTGCAAAGATGAGTGTGTCACCAACGGTTCGCTCACCGCACCGAGGACAGTCACCGATGGGAACTTGAGCGCTGAGGAGAATCTCCTCGTGCTCAGTCTTCCCGCTGTAGGTAACCATCGCAGGTATGGCAATCGGATGTCCAAGCAGTGAGTATCTTGCCTCACCGTCAGGACAAAAGTAACCGTCGTTGTCAAAGTCTTGTGCTCGCATTCTGTCTGCCATCAGTAAATGACCTCCGAAATCATAGGGGTTGCTGCAAGCACACCCTCAATGAGTTCGGATGATGTGTCTCGCAGGTTGTCAGGCGCAATCACGCTGTTGCCGCTGTCGACCATCCATGCCGATTGGACTTGGTCAGCAACACCACGAAGCATCTTGTGTGCTGCGTGTAGTCGCTTGTCCATCTGATTGAATCCAAGTTTCTTGCCCTCAAGTGGCTTGTTCTTGTACTGGTCGTTGTCCTGATACACAGGCTTGTGTGTAATCGCACCAGTCATCACATTGTAAACGTGGTACAGGGTGTTCTTGTCCTCTTCTTGGACACGCACCCAGTGGTTCGCAGGCTTTGTCCATCCGTCCATAGCGACTCGCCACATGTGACCACCAGTGAGGTGGCTGATGTTGGCATTGTCGTCACGGTGAACACGTGGCTTGGTGATGAGGTCATGCTTCTCACACAGGGTCAGCAGTTTCTCAAACGACTCGGCGCTGACTTCGATGTTTCGCATCGCTTCAACCTCGGCCAGTTCCATCATCGCTTCACGAATGACTGCATCAATCTTGGATGCAAGACCTTGGAAGTCGAAGTTGCCCATCACACCCTCAGTGTGCTTGAGACTGAACAGCGTCTGTTGCTTGCCCAAGACCATACCATTGGTACAGGCAAGTCGCATGGCAATCGCATTGACCTTGTAGGCCGATGACCCGTCAAGGCTGTTGTGCACTGAGAAGCCGATGCGGTAATCACCCTGCTTCATGAAGCCGTGGTCTTGCCACTTCTTCCCAAGGTGAGTGTTGCCGTAGTCGTCCCAGTTGACACTGCTCGATACGTCACAGTCAAGCCGTGCCTTCTTGCCCTCTTCGTAAGCGAAGACCTTGGCATTCCATCCGTTCTTTGCAGCCAGTTCCAAGATAGGGCGGAAGCCCTTAGCGTATGGCATGGCGTAGTACGACGGACTGAATGTCCCAAGGTGAGCACCCGCAGGGCGAGCCTCAGACTTGTAGTTCGGGTTGAAGACGTGCTTGACCACCGGCTTGCCATCAAGATTGTTGATGCGTGCCACTCGGCCCATGTTGGCCTCGACATCGTCGAAGACAATGTGACCCATCTTCTCGACTGGGATGAAGTCCCAGTCAGCCGTAGCCTTGTTCTTGCGCCCACCGCTGTACAGCATCTCGTCAAAGGGACCGACCTCAGCAACGAGTACCTCGCCGTTGTCTGAGACAGACACCTCAACTTCACCCGCTTCAAAGGCAGGTACTTCGTCTTGCACTTCTTCCTGTGGCTCGATGGTGATGGTACTCATGTCCTCACCATGCTCAAGCGCACCGGCTATCGCAATGTCGTTCGCTGTCACAATGAACGGGGCGTCGTCGCCGACCAGTTCACCTGCGCTGTCTGACACCATCAAGGCGACTCGACCGTCGCCAAGTATCTCATAGCGCTGTAGGTCACCCATCGGGATGGTTACCGTTTTCAATCCAGCCACTGACGGGTACTCAATGGTAAACCCGTTCGGACCGCTTTCTGTCACTTTTCCTATTACAGTTGTTCCTGTCATATTCATTCCTCTTTTTTGTTCTATTTCAATTGTTTGTTTCAATCGTCTCGATTAGTCCCCTAATTTTTGGGGAAGTTGGCAACCCTATCTTTCTTACTTCTTTAAATAGGGCAGCCCAAAATCGATGGACTCGTATTATTGTTTTTTGAATCGTATCTCTTGGTGTCGAAACACCATACCATTTTGTAATCGTACAGTCTTGCGTACTTTTCGTCGAGCGTATTTCATCGTTTTCAACATGGTTCTAAGTTCATTTCTTGTAGGTACGCTATACTTAGGAGCAATCGACTTGTTGTTGGTTTTCTGTGACAAAAGTGCATCTATAATTTCGCTGATGCTACGTTCTTCACCATCATCCATTAGTTGGTTGACTCTCTTGACGGCAAGTTTGGTTATTCCACCATTCCTTTTGTTGTTCCATGCTTTCGTCATCATTCCTCGCCCACCTGCTTGAAGAGTTTGCTCTTGTCGTATTCTTCAAACGGCTTGAGCACATCCTTGTGGTCTACTGCGCTGTATTCTGATTCGCTCGGCTGAGTGATTTCGTCAGGGGTGTCCCATTGGCTAACGGAGTTCTCTTCATCCTCAAGGTCAGTCAAGTCGATGCCCAAGTTGTGAGCATCGTTGTGTACAATCTGTGCTGACAAATCCCCTGCGACCGTAAGCCACTCCGCACCACAGTTGGTACAGAACAGGCGAACCTTGTCCACTCTTGAGAACGTGTCCTCGACTGTGAACTGCCATGTGTGTCCTTCTCTCATGCACTTCTTGAGGTCTGACATCAGTGTCAGTTTCTTTTCCAAGTCTCGTGCTTCTTGTGCTAATTCGTCAATGTGTTCGTCTATTGTTTTCATTCTTCCTCATCCTCGTAGTAACCTATCATGTCTCTCAAGCAATCAGTGGCATGTTGTATGTCACGAATGTAGTAGTTGTCCATGCTGTCAATCATGTCCACAATCTGTTCACGCAACCGCTTGACTTCTTCAAGAAGAAGTGGTGCGTCTGCCATGAGTCGTGCGTCTGCTATACAATTCTCGTCATAGTGGATTTCAGCAAGGTTTTCTTCGGTATCATCACTGTCGGATTCCATATATGGCTGATGATATAGGCGTATGCTATTTGAGATGCCTCCATCATCATAATAAAACCACGGCCCTTCTGTGTGTCCTTTGTATTTGTCTGTGTTAATCATTCAATCACTCCCATTTCTCTCATTATCCTACAGAACTCTAATGATTCCATGTCTAAATCTAAGTAAGCCTTGATGGTTTCACGCAACCGCTTGATTTCTGCAAGCAGTAGTGGTGCGTCGGCTATGAGTAATCTGTCTTTCTCACCATCACCGTCAAGCCCTATCATAGCAAGCATGACATTACTACCTTGTTGCATCACTGCACCTTGCAGTTCTCGGTTTTGAAATCTCTCAATCATTTCATCGGAGGGTATGTATTCTCCCTCTTCCCACGGTCCCGGTGTATGTCCTTCGTATTCGTCTGTGTCAATCATTCAATCATCTCCTAACCATTCATGATGCACTTCAGGATGATGTTCGCTCAACCAAGCCATCAATCCTTCGTGTGTGTAGTGAGTTTCAACCAAGTCCTCGACCGTCAAACAATTTACTTTGAGCCATTCCTCGTATTTGTCTGTGTCAATCATTCTACTTCCACCTTCCATTCACTATGCTCATCATCGTCTGTCTTCACCACAACACGATGCCCGTTCTCAAGCATCCACGCTTCACAGTGGTCAAAACAACAGTCCTCTCTATATTCATAGAAGGCTTGTACAATTTGTTCTTCAATGTGCAGTGCCTTACGCAACCGCTTGACTTCTGCAAGCAGTAGTGGTGCGTCTGCTATGAGTCTTGTTGTAGCGAAGAACAGTTTGTCCGAATCACGATAGAATGTTTGTGCAATCGTGCCGTAGTCCTGTGCATGGATAGCGCACTCATCACCTGTATCGTTTTGTTCAATTACCCATTCGCCTTCTGCGTGTCCTTCGTATTTGTCTGTGTCAATCATTCAATCATCTCCTTCGATGGTGGGTATTTCTCAATGTCTACTTTGTCATCGCAAAACCATTCATTGTATCGTCTGTCCCATTCTTCATCACGGCGTTTTCGTGTTGAATATACATACTCGTCATCACTAAAGCCATAGTGCGAATTAGCATCAGCACAAACTTCTTCAACTGTTACTGTTGTCTTTTCCATCTTACCTGTGTCGAACGATGACTTGAAGCCAAAGCACAATAGGTTTCCATGTTCGTCATATTCGTATTCGTCTGTGTCAATCATTCAATCACTTCTTTCAATTCATCAATAAACATTTTGAAGAGAGGCTTGCCTACTTGGTCTTCTGTCCATTCTTGCATTTCCCCAATGATGTCCCGTATGCCTTTACGCAACCGCTTCACTTCTTCAAGGAGGAGTGGTGCGTCGGCTATGAGGTTCAAATCCGCATCGGGAAACATTTCATCGCACGCTTGGTCATCAACAAGTGCTATGACAACTTTATCTTTCCATACAGAACCGTATTCATGAAACTCGGTCTTCTCATCTGTATCTGCTTGCCCACGCCACGGCGCAGGTGTGTGTCCTTCGTATTTGTCTATGTCAATCATTCTTCTTCCTCTCCCATGTATTCCTTGAACAGTTTGTAGTATTCGTTGCGACCCGCTTCACCGAGTCCATCCCACACGGACTGAATGAAATCACGCAACCGCTTGTATGCTTCAAGGAGAAGTGGTGCGTCTTTCAGTAGCGCATAAGTAGCCCTGTGTTGTTCAATCGTTTCAGCCACTTCTTTCAAATCCGATAAGTGTCCTTCGTATTTGTCTGTGTCAATCATTCTTCTTCATCTCCTTCCATGTAGTCCTCATAGTCCATCAGCATTGAATCGCTGTGCTGACAAATGGTGTGCACATACTTGTTGGCCTTCGCAAGTTGCTTTCGCAACCGCTTGACTTCTTCTCGTTCCCTTTGTAATTTTTCATTGAAGTCTTTGATTATGTCTCCACTCCAAATTGTCTCTTTAGTCATTCTGATTCCTCCATTGTCCAACCGTTCTGTTGCTTCAATCGCTTGACCAATTCCTTGACCAAACTTTGTCGCTCTTGCACGTCACCGCCATCGAGCACTGCTCGGACGACTTCACGCTTGGCTTCGACAACCCTGTCGAAGTGTTCGTCGATGCTGTTCACAACGGATAGGTAAACAGCGCTGACGCTTTGACTCTCCTGACCAATGCGATACACACGGTCTTCGGCCTGTTCTTCATCGGTTGGCACCCATTCTCGTTCGAGGAAGAGAACAGTGTCAGCCGCAGTGAGTGTGATACCTTCTTTCGCAGCCATAGTGTTACAGACGAGCACGTCAATCTCACCGGCTTGGAAGGCTTCGACTCGCAACTGTCGCTCGTTGCTGTTGACATCACCACTGATGGTGGACACAGTGTAGTTCTTACCCATGCCATCGACGATGCCTTTGAGCACGTCACGGTGATGGGTGAAGACAACCAGTTGCTTGTCGGTCTGTTCCAAGTATTGCTTTATCCAATCAACGGCAAACGGAACTTTGATGCGACCACAGATGTGACGCAGTTCGTTCAGCATGTTGAGCATGTAGCCTTTGGGCAATGGCTCATCACGAGCAGCGTGTGAGTCAATGACCTGCCAGTGTTCTTCTTGGGCCAAGTCGTACTCCTCACGCTCAGTCTTAGTGAGTTCCACTGGGATGAACTGACGAACCTTGTCAGGCAACTCAGTGAGTACCTCAGACTTGAGCCTGCGAATACACAGGTCTCGTGTTCGTTCATTCAATTCCTTGATGTTGCTCGCACCAGTGAAGTCCCACCCGAAGCCGTTGTGCCACGGGTCACAGTAGCGTTGCTTGTAGTCCCACTCAGAAGGGAACTGTTGCGGACGCAGTGTGTTCAGTGAGTTGAAGAACTCCGATGGTCGGCTTGAGATAGCCGTACCACTGAGTGCAATGACTTTGTTGATTGAGCGAGCCAAGTCAATCGTCGCTTCGGTTCGCTTGGCCTTCTTGTTCTTGAGATAGTGAACCTCGTCGATGACCATTATCTTCGCCCACAGTGATTGCAGCGCTTGACTTTGTTTGCCAACAAGGTCGTAGTTGATGATGACAATGTTGGTGTCCTCGATGGCTTGCTTGCCAGTGTTGACAACGGACACAGTCTCGTCAGGCATCCAGCGTTTGACTTCCTTGAGCCAGTTGTACTTGACGTTGGATGGTGCGACGATAATCATGGGTCGTTGGGTTGGATGAAGCGCAGCGTATGCAATCGCTTGGATGGTCTTACCAATCCCCATCTCGTCACCAATCAGACAACGTCCGTCGCTCGCCTCAGCGAACGCAACGCCAACCTCTTGGAATGGATAGAGTTCAAGACCGTCGGGCAACGCCTCCTTGAGTCGTCGTCGCAAGTCGTCGGCATCAACCTCCTTGAGTTCAGTTGCACCACTCATCTCGACACGTTCGATGCTGTCCTCAATCTCCTGTTGGATTTGTGGACAGTCGATGATTGCCTGAGCCAGTGGTTTGTAAATGTCCTCCAACAATCCGTGCAGTGTTCTCGCCTGTCCGATTGGGATAGTCCAACACTTCTTGTCGGGATTGAATCGTCTGCCTGAGATGGCACGCACCGTCAGTCGCACTGAGTCTCGCAAGCCCTCGTCAGGAATATACGGCCAGTGCAATTCCAACTGACCACCATTCACTTCCACCCACACATCACTGGGCGAGCGCACATCAGCATCACCCACCAAAGCATACAGGGCAGAGCAATCATACCCATGCCCTACCAGCACTTCACACGCCTTGATGATAGTGCCTCTTGCTTGCTGCACTGACCATGCCTTCTTATCCCCTTCCCACTTCACTTGGGGGAAAGGCAAAGCACTCTTGAGTGCATCCTTCGCATCAGCATTGTACGCAAAGCGCAACGCAACGCGTGCACCAAACCTATCACTGTATTGCTCAACCTCAACTTTCATTCAATCAACTCGTATCTCCTCGTCTCTTCATTGTAGCGGATGAAACCATACACCAACATCAAGTGCCTCACATCTTTACCGAATGCTTGATTGCATTGATTGGGCTTGCTCCATTCTTCGACTATCTTGTCTCGGAACTCACGCAGTTGCTTGAGTTCTTTCTGTGCTACTCGTAGTGCTATCATTGTTCCACTCATTCAATCACTCCCTTCATTGATTCCCATGTTTTCATGTCTTCCCACACTTCGTCGGGAATACTGTCAGCGATGTAGCGTAGTCGCTTGACTTCCGTTATGTGTTTGACGCAATCTTGTTTCAGCGAGCGACAGTAAAGTATCAAGTCGTTGATGTCGCTACTGCCACAAAGTTCAATCATTTCTTCTTCGATTATTCCGTCCTCTTCCCAACCAAGACTCATTCTGATTCCTCCGATAGCCATTCTCCAAATTCCAATCCGTCATCCAATCCCAACTCCATGAGCATGGCGTAGTCGTCCGTCCTACCTTCGGCAAGGATGTTTCCGTCGCCCCACTCATCAAGTTCGTAGTTGGGGTAGTGTGTAAGTTGCATGTAAAATGCGTTACGAGGTGTTGTCCACACATTCATCGCTTCTTCAAGGGTATCGAAATGATGTTCCTCATCAGCGCAACCGAGCATTCCACTCTCCTTGTATGCCTCCATGTCTTCAGGTCCTTCTGTCCAAATGTCAATTGCAAATCTCATAGTGTCACGCCCAGTCGTGCAAGTGCATCTTCAATCTCGCTGAGTTCATCCTCGATACGACAAAGCACATCTTGGTACTCCATCTCCCCGTGATGCGAACCTTCAACATCAACACTTCTGCAATATGATTCAGCCTCTTCGATGTAGTACAGCACGCTCTCCACCATTTCTTTCGCCTGATTCAGATTCCTTACCTTGTCTTTCAAATCATCTATGTCCATGTTCATTCCTCCTCTTCGTTCGCCCAAACGATGTGGGCGAGTAAGTCGCCGTCACGATAGTTCTTGAGCATTGAAATCAGATAATGTTGTGCAATGCTTAGCACACCCAGCCTACTGTAATGTGGGTAGTCGTCGTCGTACCTCTCCAATACGATGCTCAATTCACCTTCGATTACTTCTGCATCAAATACTGTGTGTATCATATTCATTCCTCCTGTGGTGTGTCTTTGAGTGACCACTCGTAAGCATCGTCATCCCAGTGGAGATACATACCGTTGGACAGTGGCTTGCTTGTGTCGTAACTGAGATGTTCCTCAGTGTAGTGTTGAACGAGTTCTTCCATACAGATGTATGAATCACCTCGTTGGTTCAGATGCTTGATGACAAGCGACTCAATGAACTCAGCATCCTTACAGATGCGTTTGTATGTGAGCGTCGGTGCTCCGACGAAGCAGTCGCTTTGTCGTCTGTACCCTGCGTCACGCCATGTGTCCTCAGCCACACGCTTCATGATGGTGAACTGGAACTCCTCATGTGAAGTGTTACCCACGTTGCACGACCATTCGTTGTCAGCCATGCGCTGTACGAAGTCTCGGTCTTTCAATACATCAAAGAGCAGTCGCTCCGATGCTTGAAGTTCCTGTTGCCATTCGGTCAACTCCTCATCTTCGTCAGGCTTGTATCGACCTGCTGCACATCCGACGAACTTGCAAGCATGGATGGCTACACTGAATCGTTCAGTCGCCTCATCCACACCGATGTTGTTGTATCGGTCAGGTGCGTTCTCGATGTCAGGGTTGATTCGACCAATCCCTGCGGTCATCGCAAGTGCTCCCATCTCACATGAGTGGAGCAGTTCAATCTCGTTCGGGGCAAAGCCCTTTTCTGTTGCATTCTTTATTCCTACTATCAGTGGCATGTTCATTCCTCCTCCATGTATTCCTCTGCTTCGTATGGGTCAACCGTCTCAGGGTCATAGCCCTCAGCATACAAACAGACAACCTCCATACTCGGAGCCTTGCCTGCCATGATGTTGGCTCGGCATTCCTCGCCTTCCTCGTTTAAGTTGGGTGGGATGAGTCCGTGCTTGATACCGACGTCCTCACTGCGTACGAAGTTCCACGAACTGTTCTGTCGTATCACGACGGGTTGGTCAGGATGATAGGCAGCCAGTTTTGCAATCAACTGCTTCACGGTCATACCGTAGTGGTTCTTCCACTTGTCTTGTGTCTGTTGGTCAACGAACAATCTGTTGTTGTTCGCATCAAAGATACGACGAAGCACCCATGATTTGTACGGTCGCTTACTGTCAATCTCTCGTTCTTCTTCTGTCATGTCTTGCCAATGTTTTATCTCAATCATTCAATCATCTCCTTCATCTTGTTGTAAATGTCATTCATTACTTCATGCCAGTCTTTGCTCGCTTGGTGTATAGTTTCGTGTGCATTTGTATATCGGATAGCCAACTCAGGTAACTGCGACCGAAGGTCGTCATCAGTAATCTTGGATGCCATCTCCATTATCTCGTTAGAGAGAGCAGGCCAGTCAGGGTCGATGAGGTCACCAGCCTTGTACTCCTTGTCCAGTTTCTTGTATTCCCAACGGTCAGGGTCGGACACGATGTATCGTGTACAGTACGATAAGCCGAACGACCATGCACCATGTGAACTGGCTGTGCTACCACACCGATACGCGTCAAATGTTTTGAGTGCGCCCTCACGAATCTCGTCTTTCGACAGCACTCGCTTAGCGTTCTTCTCTTCATCTTCGACTTGACGCACAATCTTTCCAAGATGTTGTTGCTGTTCTTGAAATGCCTTTTCGTCCTTGAATGCGGTGCGCTTGTTCCAGTGTTCCTCAACGACTGCTTGCCACTCCTCCATCCTTTTACGCGTGATGTTGAATTGGTTCCACCGAATCGTTGATGTGATGCCACGGTAGTTGCCGCCATATCGTTGGTAGCGTGTGTACGGCACGTTCAGTCTCACGTACTGTATATCACGACTGTAACCACGTGAGTTCTTTGATGAGAAAGCGTATTTCCTTCGGTGTTCCCTGAGCCAAGCCATGCTTGACCAGACTTCTTCCTCACTCATTTGTTCGCTGAGTTGTCTCATCGATGCCACTCGCCATATCTCACGGTCGGTCCTGTAGTTCACATAACGACCTTTGAGAATCGAGAGTAATTTGTTCACGCTGGGTGGCACATCCGTCCACCCAATCTTGCTCGTTTGTTCTTTCCATTCTGTCTTTGTTTCTGTCATTCAATCATCTCCCAATACCATTCGCTTCGTTACCTCTCGGTCACCGAGTACCCAACGGAGTGCATAGGTCGCACCCTGCAACCCCTTGTAGTTCCTCATGTGATGCGCTCGTTCCTTCGTTGAGAGGTCTCTATCGAAGGACGCTTCTTTGCGTCGTTCACGTTCTTGTTCGACGCGTTCAAGCAGGGCTTCTATCTCAGTCCATGTTCGTTCGTATGTGAATCCAATCATATGTACAACTCCTGTAGTTCCTCCATCTTGCTCAGGAAAATAGAGCAAGCGAGGTGTTGATATTCAAGTGGGCGACTGCCCACTGGGACAGCGATGCCCCATATGTCTTCACCGCAGTGTGTGCATTTGTATGCTGCCATCAGTAATCACCACCCTCGTCAAGTATCTTGCAAGCCTTCTCGATGTAGATGATGGCCAACCTCAAGTCATCAATGATGATGCTCGGTGCACCTACACTCTTACTCTCCATGAGATAAGTGTGCAGTTCAGCCAAGACATAATCAATCGCTTCGTTGAAGTCCATCAGAGCCACTCCTGTTTGATAGCGTAGCCACCTGCTGAATCAGGCTCACCGTTGCGATAACCATGTGGTTCAGGTGTACCGTCAGGCCAAAGGACTTGACCAAGACTGTAAATGAGATGGAAGCCCACGTCCATACCACATCCTCCAACCTTGATGGCACAGTATCGGTCACTGTACTTCCAGTCCAGTGCCTTCGCCACAAGATAAGTGAAGTCGTAGGGATAGTCGTCTTTGATTTGACGCACCTTGATGAAGCGGGTCATGCCCGACTTCGTGACGTGTTCCAGTTGTGTGTAAAGTGTGTCGTTGGGTTTGATTTCTTCTCTTAGTTTCTCTATTGCTTCTTCTCTGTTCATGTTCATTCCTCCGTTAGTTTGTTGAGCATTTCTACGATGCGTGTTCTCCATCGGTCGTCGCACCACGTTGCGAGTTCAAAGATGAGTTCCTCATCGTATTCGTCTTTGTAGTATTCGCTCATCACATCCTTGAACTTCTCTTCTAAGGACAAGTCATAACCAATCATGTGCATCATCAAGTCAAACATTGCTTCGCTTACCATTCTCATGCCTCCCAGTATTCTTCGTAGATGTATTCCTCAGTCTCGATTCTGATTTTCAGTTCGCTCATGTTCATTCCTCTCGCTTGGTAAGGTTCTTGATAACACCGAAGCACTCGTCGAAGGCTCCGCAAATTCGTTCCATGCGACCATCTAATTCGATGATAGCATCAACGAGACTCTCGTTGTCGATGACATACTTGTCGTAGTCGAACTCAAAGTTGTCCAGTGTGTAATCCATAATCTCACTCTCGTTCCTGTCCCACAATAGTTCAGCGACCTTGCGATGCACGTCGTTTTGGAGCAACTTGTTGACGAGTTTATCCTCGATGTTGTCCATCTCCATGCGTTCCTCAAGTTCGTAAGCGACATCTTGAAGGTCAAGTTCTCCAGCGACGTCGCATGCATCCATGTTGTATGCAACATCATGAACATCGATGTGGTTAGCCAAGTCGTACAAGTCAATGTTGTCAGCGACGTGTGACAACGCTTCGTCTATGTCGAAGTACTTGCTCAACTCTTGTACAAGGTCAGGCACCTCGCTCAACTTCTCCGAGAGTTGGTCGTAGTCAATACCGTCCATTAGGCGGTCGTCAATCTGTGCGTTTACAATTTTCTTAATCCAGTTTCGTATCATGTTTATTCCTCCTCAGTGTAACACTCAGGGAATTGTTCTCGTCGGGTTGCTTCGATGGCATCCCACTTGGCTTGCAGTTCAGGGCTTGCGGTCTTGTCGATGTTTGCATACATCCACAGTGTACCGTACTCCGTAAGGTATAGTTCCATTGTCGGGATGGCCGAGGTGAAGTTACCAAGACTGAGTGTGTCTTCGACTTGACCACCCATGCGGTCCCACGTTTTCTTGATGAGTTCCTTTGCCTTGGTCATGCTGAGTTCAACACACGCAAGGTCACCGCTTGTGCAAACGGTAATCTTCGCAGGGTCTCCTCGTCGATGCGAGGGAACTGATTCATCATTCGACCTGTCCTTGTGTAGTTGGACAAGGTAAGTCAGTCGGTTCAGTGTATCGGCTTTCGTTAGTTCTGTGTATCTGTGTTCGTCTTTCATGTTTATTCCTCCATTGGGTTGTCGTTCTCACGCATCACTTCTTCGATGATGGGTGTCAAATCAGCACAAGGGTTTCCCCCTCGCATCAGATTTCGTATCATTGCTTTGTCAATTTCTTTCGTTGTAGGTTTTCTGTACATCGTTATTCCTCCTTTGGGTTGTTTCATTCTTCTCTTTCTTGCTTCTTTAAATAGGGCAATCCATTTTCGTTGTTCTCGTGTGTAGTTTTGTCCTCAAGGATGAGGATGAGTTCGCTTGTGCCATCAGCAAATGTGATGAGCATGTGTGGTGTTGCTTGTCCGTGTCGTGTTTGTATCATCTGTTCACCCCATAGCCCAAGCCGACTGGCTTTTCGTGTGTGATTTGACAGTGCTTGCAGGTGTAGTAACTCCAAACATTTGGAGGACTCAACGCTGTTGTGAATCGATGGCATCGACATTGGTCATCTTCTCCGCTTGTCATTGTCTCACTTCCCTTCCGTCGTCGTGCAAGTGCTTACCGCACTCGCCACACTTTTTGTAGTAACAGATGTAAAAGTGTACGCAGTCTTTGCAGTTCTCTTTCATCTCTTTGTGTAAAATATCATAGTGGTCGTCTTCAATCATATTGTTTCATCTCCTTTTCCAACTGTGCCCACGGGTCGTCGAAGTCCAAGAAGTATTGCACCCACGAATCGATGTCATCGAGCATCACATTTCTTGGTGCTCCGCCGTGCTGACTGCACATCATGTACAGCATGACACTGGTCAGGAATTGTTTGTCTTCAAGTGTATATCCATAAGGGTCAGGCTTGGGTTTCATTGTATCATCTCCATGTTGTGTATGTCCCATCATCGTTAGCAACGAATGAAGTGTAGCCGTTCTCGCCCATGTGTGTGGCGAGGTCTCGTCGTTCCTGAGCACGCTCAGCCTGCTCTTGTTTGTACTCGTCAGTCTTGGAGTACTCAAGCCAGCGCTCCTCTTCTGCACATATTTCTTCGTGCAGTAATTGTTTGGCTGTCTTGTCAACAGCATCGAACTTGTCGTGTGTGAAGTGGTCGCCACTGATGTTGGTGATGATGTGGACAACGTGTTGTTTGTTGCGTGCGTAGTCGTACCATTCAAATCGGACTCCTTGTTTTACTTGTGCGGTTTTGATGTACTCAAGGTTCTTGTTGAACCTTGCGAGTGTTGACTCGTGAACTTTGTGAGCATACTCTTGTTTTTTGCCACCAAAGTCTGTTGCATACCAGCCCTTGCTCGGCATACCGAAGAAGGCGTGTGGCAGATTGCGATAAGCCCTCATGAGTGGCTCTAACTTGTCAATCACCTCGACAGTCATGCAAGCCTCAGCATAGCGAGGCTCGACTTCCCACTCGTCTCCGTTGTTGTTCCAGTCTTCGGGAGCCTGATTGTGTAGCATCTCGTTCGCCAACTCCTCAATCGCAGCAGCGATTGATTCAGTCGTGGTAAATAGAAACCGCTTGATGTCAGCGGGTTCGTCGTAGTCATATGTTTCTCTCCGTTGTTTGTATATCATTACAGGCATGTTTATTCCTCCTTCAATTCCTCTTCGACAATGCGTGCCATCTCGACACCGACTTCGTGTACGAGTGTTTCTTCGTCGTTGTTGTAGTGCTTGCGTAGCAAGTTCCATACTGCGTCTTGCCAGTAAGGACAAGTCGTATCAATCCCATGAATGTCTTGCCATCGAATCATTGGTTCAACTCCCGTGCTAAGTCAGCAGCGTTCTCACGCTCGGTGATTGATTCAAGTGTATCAAACACCGAAAGGATGGTATCGTTTGAAATGTCATGTCGTTGGAGACGGCGGTACAATTGTTCGGCTGTGCTTTCACTCACGTGATTGCCACACTTTGTGCAAGTGTAGTGACCTTCGTAGTTGCGGATGAGTGTGACATGTTTGCCATCCTCATCACGCTCCCATTCAAGCGAGTCCCATCGGTCCCAAAGCACTTGGAAGGTACGGTCAGGTCCAGCAGGCATTTGCTTGAAGCGCTTGTCCATGCGTGGTCCTTCGTGACCATCGCACCATGTGATTTGCTTGACTGGCTTGAACTTACGACGAGCCTTGACTCGACGTGAAGGCTGTGGCTCAGTCGGCGTCGGGGCATCAGCCCAGTGATTCCAGTTGGTGTTCGATTGCGTGCTACGTGTTTGTTTGTTCTTGTTTTTCTTCATGTTTATTCCTCCATTGATATTGCGAATTCGATTGAGTTGTGTGTCTCTATCCACGTGCAAGTGGCACTCCATATGCAAGGGAAGAGAAGGTCATCTAAGTCATCAGCAAGCCAAAGTGTTATGTTATCCGCAACAACTTCGGAACTGATTGGGTCGTCTGCTGGCAACCATGAATGTTGTTTGAGTATTAGCATGTTTATTCCTCTCCGTTGATTAGTTCTTGTAGGTCTTCTTGGTCACGCTTGTTGGCGTACTCGTCTGCTGATTGTTTTGCTTTGTGAGCGACTTCAACGTAGTCGGTGTACATAGTGCGAAGCACTTCGGCAGGGTCAGGGTCGTCGGTAGCAAACAGCGAGCCGAGTGAGTCCTCAGAAGTAGGGCTGATGCCCATGACCTCGCACCAAACGTGGTAGCCATCGACGACTGTTGCACTGTTGCTACCGTACACACAGTAGGAGATGATTTTCTTGCACAAGTGCAGGTTGCGATTACCTGATGAGATGCGACCAACTTGACGAGCAAGGTAGATGTAGATGTTCTTTCGGCGGGCTTCGGTTCTGTCTTGGACTGGCATATTTGTTCCTCCATTGGCTTGCAGTGTCCCGTTTAGGCTGGGACAAATCCTCTTTTGCAATGTATACTTCGATGGTGTAGTAGTATTCTTGGCTCGTATACAACTTTACTACTTACATATAGATTCTAATAATATATATCTAAGAGTAAGGAGTATTGTAGGAATCGTCACGACTTATACATCAGCGATGCATACTTCGGAAAAGTGGATTCGTCCCCTATGCGTATAGGGATAACGTGAATAGGATAAATCACCACTCCCCTATACTATACGTAAGGGGTCGATTGTGAATCGTCAATCGCTGGTCGAGTGGTGGTGTGAGGTGTTAGGTTGTGTCGCTCTCTGCGATAGGGAGGACTGGGGATGTGACGATTAGGATGATAATGTAAAGGGGACATGGATGAGGACTGCCTATCACTGCTACGTTACCTTCTGCTCGTGGCTCCCAATTTGGTGTAGTGTGTTATTTGTTAGATAACACGAACAAGCACCGTTGGCCGGTTTTCCGTCAGGTTTTACAAAGCATGACCATAGAAGACTTACGTCCTCATCCATGTGGAGTGAGAAGGCCACCCACACCGTCACATCACACTGGTATCGCTCCAGTCGTGCGTGCGGTGTGGGTAGCGGGGAGTGGGTTGCAGAGTATACACCCCCTGCAAGGGTCGTTCCCTGATTCCGAGTCCGTCGGTTCACATCAGGTGTGGGTGCTGTGTGTGCCCAAGTTGTCAGGTGTGTAAAGTCAGTTCAATACACCCGATTCAGTGCTGTAGTCGCACACACAAGGGGAATGGGGCCACCCACCCGACCTGAATCGAGTGGGTGGCGGACAACTGTGGTACGCATACCACAGGTTACGACGTGAGTGGGTCAGTTACCCGACTCAAGCGTTGTTCTGAGCCTCAAGGAATGCCTTGAAGTCGAGAAGTTGTGAGTTGGTCATGTGGATGGGGGTCATCTCAGCATCAGCCATTGGCTCAGGTGTGACACCATCGGTGATTGGTTCGCCTTCGGCGGTCATGTAACCCGCTTCGATGGCTTGTGCCTGTGTGAGTCCGTCGCCGACGTTGCCAGTGGCTCGCTTGACCTCAGCGAATTCGGCACGTGTGCATGGGTTCTTGCGACCAGTGCGCTCGCTCGGTGTCCACGGGTTCTCCTTGCCGTGGATGATGTGCATCAGCCATGCGAGGTTGGATGATTCGCCTGTGCGACCTTGACGGTCAGGCTTGCCTGTGTATGTTGCCTCGATTGCGTCAGCCATTGCTGCCGTGTCGCCTGTGATGAAGGCTCCCTGTATGCGGGTCAGTGTTTGGTGCATGATGCCAAGTCCGGATGCGTTGAGCAAGATGGCTTGCAGGTCTTTGACTGCGGCCTTCGTGCCTCTACGTAGTCGAGTCGCTAACTTCTCGACGTCCGATTCGTTGTTCATGCGTGCTTGCTGTGCTTTACTTACGTGTGTTTTACTCATGGTTTTTCACCTGTATTTGCAACCGCCCCCCTACGAATACAGGGAAGCACCCCCACACCAACGGCGCTGATGCACCGTGGGGGAGATGCCCCCCAAGTGAGGGGGGAAGCCGACCTATCATTATCTTCCGACTTTAAATACCCCAATCCAAAAAAGGGCAACTCACAGTGGGCTTTACCACCACTCGATAGCGACCACCAATCACACACGGAGGGGGCTTTACGAGGGGGGCTTTACGCCGCTTACAGAAGCATCAACAATGACACACACCCATATGTGTGGGGCTTGCCCCCGACCAACCAACCGACTACCCCACACAGCGAGGCCACTGACACACCACAGCGGCCTGACTCACACACCACAGCGAGGCGGCTCTCATGCGTGACTGCTGATTCGCTTTCCCATGAGAGTAGTAGCCCTTTCACGGGCGACGGCTCACCACGCCCCCTGTGCTGACACAGGCGACTGCCCTACTGTACGTGAGGGGGCGGCCTCTGCTGACACAGGCGGCTACCCTAAACGTGTGACTGCGAGCCGACACACACGTGTTGGTGTGTCCCACACGTGTAGCCGCTTTACCACACATGAGAACGGCTCACTGCGAGGGCTTTACGAGGGGCTTTACTTAGGCGGAGGGATGGCTTTACGAGGGCGCTTTACGCTGCTTGAGCCACACACGGCGCTCGACCAAAATTTTGAAAAATTTTTAGGGTACTAAGCCACCTTAGTGTACTAAAAGCCTGCGGCACCGTTAAGCCACAGGGCTACATGGCTCGCTCATGGACCCGTTTGAAACAGCGTGGTCAATTCTCAAGGGGGACTTTATTCTCGGTGGCCAAGACGATGATTTAGGTAACTTCGCTGCTGATTACAGTGGCCCCGAATACGAGGGCACTCCCTTTGAAACGGCACTTCCGCCCCTTCAACGATTTGAACGATACAACCCAATCAACATGCACTTCGGCACAAAGCGAATGATGATGCCGCAGTCCATGGCAAATATCTCGGAAGGTCAGGTATCTCCACGTGTGACTCGTGTGGTAGACGATGTTCCGACACAGCAACCGTACTTCCGTGGCTCGTCGATGCCCAGCGTTAGAGATGGAGGTATAGCAGCCGTCAACGTAGCAAGTGCGTTAGCCGACAAAAAGGTGAACAACTTTGATGACTTTGCCCGCTTGGTAGGTAGCACAGCGGCGCATGAGGAAGTGCATCGGCTTATTGAGCCTGAAATCCATCAATGGGCAACGCAGCAGTCAGGTGTGAAGAATCACGACCCGGAGGACTTTGAGCACTCGCTGCCTGCCACCCGTGCATATGGAATACTTAGTTCACTGGGTCATGAGAAAGGAGCCTTTGCTCTTACTCCCGGCATGACTCAAAAAGAAAAAGACAAATTTTTGAGGCGACGATATGCCTTTTCACCTTACCTCAGAGACCCTGAACGGCTCGTAAATGAACTTCACCTTGCACGAAGCCCTATGCCACCTGACTCGACTCTGACTTTGGACGAGTTGCGAGAGGCTATCGCCGCCCGAATGCGTCAGCAAGAATAATATCACACGTCTGCCTCAGACCACCATGGTC